TCAGTGGAGCAAAATAGATGTAGGCGCTCCAGATTTTAGAGAAGCAAATAGATTGTTCTTTATATTTTGGGAGGCTTGTAAAGCTGATAAAAGATGTTATGGTATGTGTTATCTTAAAAACCGTAGATCTGGATTTTCTTTTATGTCTTCAGCAGAATCCGTTAATTTAGCTACAATATCAAGTGATAGTAGGTATGGGATACTTTCTAAAACAGGTGCAGATGCTAAAAAAATGTTTACCGACAAAGTTGTTCCAATTAGTATAAACTACCCATTCTTTTTTAAACCGATTCAAGATGGTATGGATCGACCTAAAACAGAGTTAGCGTATAGAGTTCCTGCTAGTAAGTTTACAAGAAAAAAAATAACATCTAATGAGCAATTAGAAGATTTACAAGGTCTTGATACAACTATAGACTGGAAGAACACTGGGGATAATAGTTACGATGGTGAAAAATTAAATTTATTAGTCCATGATGAAAGTGGTAAATGGGAGAGACCTGATAATATATTAAACAACTGGAGAGTTACAAAAACATGTTTGCGATTAGGTAGTAGGATTGTTGGTAAATGTATGATGGGCTCAACTTCAAACGCATTAGATAAAGGTGGAAATAACTTCAAAAAACTTTACTACAATTCAGACGTTACAACAAGAAATAGAAACGGACAAACAAGTTCTGGCCTCTATTCTCTTTTCATCCCTATGGAATGGAACTACGAAGGATTCATGGATACTTTTGGACTACCTGTATTCACTACGCCAAAAAATAAAACACTCGGAATTGACAATATCCCAATTACAATCGGAGTCATTGAGCACTGGGATAATGAAGTAGATGGTTTAAAGAGTGATCAAGATAGTTTAAATGAATATTATAGACAGTTTCCTCGTACCGAAAAACATGCATTTAGAGACGAGACAAAAGCGTCTTTATTTAATTTGACAAAAATATACGAGCAAATTGACTATAATGAAGAAATAAATAATACTGCAAATGTTAGTATAGGAAATTTTCATTGGAAAGATGGAGTTCCAGATACTATAGTTTCTTTTATACCAAATCCTAACGGTAGGTTTCAAGTTTCTTGGGTTCCACCTAATAAATTGCAAAACAATGTAGTAATAAAAGATGGACATAAACAACCTGGAAATATTCATATCGGAGCATTTGGTTGTGATTCTTATGATATTAGTGGTACTGTCGATGGTCGCGGGTCTAAAGGATCACTTCACGGACTAACAAAGTTTTCCATGGAAGACGCGCCACCTAATCACTTTTTTTTAGAATATATAGCTAGACCGCATACAGCAGAAATATTTTTTGAAGACGTATTAATGGCACTACATTTTTATGGTATGCCCATACTAGCTGAAAATAATAAACCAAGATTATTATATTATTTAAAAAGAAGAGGATATAGAACATTTAGCATAAACCGTCCTGATAAAATATGGAATAAACTTTCTGTTTCTGAAAAAGAAATTGGTGGAATACCAAATTCAAGTGAAGATATTAAGCAAGCTCACGCAGCTGCTATAGAGGCTTATATTGATTCTTATGTAGGCTTTTTTGACGACTCCTATGGAGACATGTATCATCAAAGAACATTAGAAGATTGGGCTCATTTTGATATAAATAATAGAACTAAGCATGATGCTTCTATTAGTTCTGGTTTAGCTATAATGGCTTGTAACAGGAATAAATACAAACCTATTGCTAATAGAACAATTAAAAAAATGGATTTAGGATTTACTAAATATGACAATAACGGATTGATTTCAAAAATAATATAATAAATGATTTATACTAATACACAAAGCTCTTTTCCCGATCAAGTAGTCTCACAAGAAGAAAAAATGACATTAGACTATGGTTTAGCAGTTGCTAGAGCTATTGAAGGTGAATGGTGGGCGTCAGGCGTTGGAGGAGCTAGATATTCTAATAATTATAACATTTTTCATAGAAGAAGATTATATGCTAGAGGAGAACAATCTATACAGAAATATAAAGATGAATTGTCAATAAATGGAGATTTATCTTATTTAAATCTTGACTGGACACCAGTTCCAGTTATACCTAAATTTGTAGATATTGTAGTAAATGGTATGTCTGAAAAAATATATGATATAAAAGCTTACGCACAAGATCCAGCTTCACAAAAAAAACGAACTGATTATGCTTCTATGTTGCATAAAAATATTGCAACTAGAGAATTCATGGCTAAAGTACAACAGCAGTTAGGCATGGATATATCTGAAGTTCAAAACATGCAAAACGTTCCCGAAAACGAAGAAGAATTAGAAATACATTTACAATTAGATTACAAGCAATCTGTAGAAATAGCCGAAGAGGAAGCTATTAATAATACTTTAGATAGAAACAAGTATGATCTTACTAAGAGAAAATTATATAAAGATCTTGTAGAACTAGGTATAGGGTGTGTAAAAACAAATTNGAATAAAGCAAATGGAGTAACAATAGAATATGTAGATCCATCTAATGTTGTATATTCTTACACAGACGACCCTAACTTTGAAGATATATACTATGTAGGTGAAGTTAAAAATATTTCATTACCAGAGCTTAAAAAAGAATTTCCTAACTTAACAACTGAAGAGTTAGCTATGATTCAAAAGTTTCCTGGCAACAGTAATTATAGAAGAAATTATAGAGGTAATAGAGATGATAATACTATTCAAGTTCTTTACTTTGAATACAAAACATATGCTGATCAAGTTTTTAAAATTAAAAAGACAGCAACGGGTTTAGAAAAAGCTTTAGAAAAACCATCTGAATTTAATCCTGAACCTAATGAAAACTTTGAAAGAGTTTCTAGATCAATAGAAGTTTTATATCATGGAGCTAAAATACTAGGGCATCCAATAATGTTAGACTGGAAAGTAGCTAACAATATGACAAGACCTAAATCTAACTTAAGCAAGGTAAACATGAATTATGTTATATGCGCACCAGACTTATATAAAGGAAGAATAACTTCATTAGTTGAGCGTATGATTTCTTTTGCTGATATGATACAATTAACTTCACTTAAGTTACAACAAGTTTTATCTCGTATAGTTCCTGATGGTGTTTATTTAGATGTTGATGGTTTAGCAGAAGTAGATTTAGGTAGTGGAACTAGCTATAATCCAAAAGAAGCTTTAAACATGTATTTTCAAACTGGTTCTATTGTTGGTCGATCAATGACTCAAGACGGTGATATGAATCCAGGTAAAATACCTATTCAAGAGCTTAACAGTAATAATGGCATGGCTAAAATACAAAGCCTTATACAAACTTACCAATATTACTTACAAATGATAAGAGATGTAACCGGATTAAATGAAGCTAGAGACGGTAGTAATCCAGATAAAGATGCTTTATTAGGCTTACAAAAACTAGCCGTAGCTCAGTCAAATGTTGCTACTAGACATATATTAGATGCGGGATTATATCTTACTCTTAGAGCTTGTGAAAATATTTCATTACGTATTGCCGATTCATTAGAGTTTGCTTTAACAAACGAAGCTTTAGTTAATAGTATAAGTTTATACAACGTTGCGACTCTTGAAGAAATGAAAGAATTACATTTATATGACTTTGGAATATTTTTAGAACTCGAACCCGATGAAGAGGAAAAGCAAGTATTAGAAACTAATATTCAAATAGCTTTAAAGGCTAATCAAATAAATCTTGAAGATGCTATTGATATAAGGCAAATACACAATCTTAAACTAGCTAATCAATTGCTCAAGTTGAAAAGAAAACAAAAACAAAAACTTGATCAACAACAGCAAGAAAAAATGGTTCAAATGCAAGCTAAAGCTAGCGCTGACGCGGCAGAAAAAGCAGCAATGGCGGAAGTACAAAAACAGCAAGCATTAGCACAAACTGAACTACAAATTGAACAAGGCAAGTCTCAATTTAAGATCCAGCAAATGGATAAAGAATTAGCTATTAAAACTCAACTAGCAGAACAGAAGTTTGGATACGATATGCAATTAGCACAAGTTGATGTTCAAAAAGATGTGCAAAGAGAAAAAATGATTGAAGACAGAAAAGATCAAAGATCAAAATTAGAAGCAACGCAACAAAGCGCGATGATTCAACAAAGACAAGACGATTTATTACCAACAGATTTTAATGATCCAGCTAGTGGTAATTCGCCAAACCCATCAACACAATCGCTAATGGGAATGTAAATTATATAATATCATATTATGGAAGAAAAAAAAGAAGAAGTAAAACAAGAGGGTGACTTCAAAATGAAGAAAAAACCTGGGAGACCTAAAAAGTTGGCAAACAAAAACGAAACAACTACTCCTAAAATAGAAATTAAAAAACAACAAGATGCCACTACAGAGCCAAGCGCAGTGCACGTGGATGCGGATAAACAAGCCGGAAATGTACAAGAGGTGGAAGAAAGCGTATCCCAACCTCCCTTGCAAGAGTCTGCCAAAGAGGAAGTCAAAGAAGAGAGTGGGTCGCCAATCCAAGAAATAATTAAAAAACCTGAACCAGTTGTTGAGGTTAAAGAAGAAGACAAATTACCAGAAGGAATTAACAAGCTAGTAAACTTTATGGAGGAAACTGGTGGAGACATGCAAGACTACATTAGATTAAATGCAGATTATAGTAATGTAGATGAAAATGTTTTACTAAAAGAATATTATAAAAATTCAAAACCACACTTAGACGAAGAAGAAATTAATTTTATAATGGAAGAAAAATTTAAGGTGGATGAAGACTACGACGAAGAGCGAGAAGTACGTCGAAAAAAACTCGCAAAAAAAGAAGAGGTTGTAAAAGCCAAAGACTTTCTTGAAGGATTAAAAGATAAATATTACGAAGAGATCAAGTTGAAACCTACGTTAAATAATCAAATGAAGAAAGCCGGAGACTTTTTTAACCGCTACAAACAAGAACAAGAAATAGCTAAGAAACAACACGAAGAATTTAAGACTGTAACTAATAACTATTTCACTAATGAATTTGAAGGTTTTGAATTCGGTATAGGTGAAAAAAACTTTAGATATTCTGTTAATAATCCTAGTGATGTTGCTGAAGCCCAATCTGACATTTCAAATGTGCTTAAGAAGTTCTTAAACGAAAAAGGTGAGGTTATAGATTATAAAGGTTATCACAAAGCTATGTATGCCGCTAGAAACGCAGATACTATTGCAAATCATTTCTATGAACAAGGCAAAGCTGATGCAGTTAAAGATGTAATGGCTAAGTCAAAAAATATAGATTCAAGTGTTAGACAAACAAAAGCACCTGATGATATTTATATGAATGGATTTAAAGTAAAAGCAGTTAACGGCTTGGATAGTTCTAAATTAAAAATAAAAAAACGATAAAAATTAAAACCAATAAATTATGGCTTTAGGAAATTTTACAGTGCAAAACGCTGGATTAACTCCAACTCAAGACCAGTCAGTATTGTCAACTAACTATTTACAATGGACTGATCCTAACGCGGCTGACTTTAGTAGCTTTGCACAACAATACTTACCTGAATTATATGAGCAGGAAGTAGAAAGATTCGGTAACAGAACGTTATCTGGATTTTTAAGAATGGTAGGCGCAGAAATGCCTATGACATCTGATCAAGTTATTTGGTCTGAACAAAATAGATTACACATTGGTTATGATAATGTATCCAAAGGAGTACCTGGTGCAGGTGGCGCAACAGTATTTAGCGTTGTAGTACCAGCAGGAAATGAAGTTGCTGTAAGAGTAAACCAAAACATTGTAGTGTTTGATCCAGGTACTGGATTAACATTAAAAGGTTTAGTTACTGTAGCTCCAAACCCTGGACAACCTAACAACTTAGACTTTACAGCTGTGTGTTATACTGCTCCAGATTTTGCTGCATTAGGTCCCGCAGATCTAAAAGTATTTGTTTATGGCTCTGATTTTGCAAAAGGAACATTAGGAATGGAAGGATCAGTTAGTCCATCATTTACTCAATTCCAAAACAAACCAATTATTATTAAAGATAAATACTTAGTTAATGGTTCTGACACTGCTCAGATCGGTTGGGTTGAAGTTGCTACAGAAGACGGAACATCTGGATTCTTATGGTATATGAAAGCTGAATCTGAAACTAGACTAAGATATGATGATTATCTTGAGATGGCCATGGTTGAAGGCGAATTAGCTGCTCCACTTTCAGGTGTTGCTGCTATAGCTGGTGGAACTAATGGAACAGGTACACAAGGTATGTTTGCTGCACTAGAAGACAGAGGTAATGTATACGCTGGCTTTGCTGGTGCTGCTAACCCAGGTGCTGGTGCATTAGGTGATTTTGACCAAATTTTAGCTCAATTAGATTTACAAGGTGCTATTGAAGAGAACATGTTATTTTTAGATAGAGCAACTGCTCTTGATTTTGATGATATGATTGCTGCTCAAGCTGGTGGTGGATATAACAACACAAGCGCTGCTTCTTATGGTTTATTTGATAACGAAGCTGAAATGGCACTTAACTTTGGTTTCTCTGGTTTTAGAAGAGGTTCTTATGACTTCTACAAAACTGACTGGAAATATCTAAATGATGCTTCTACAAGAGGTATGGTTAATGATATCAAAGGTGTTTTAATTCCTGCGGGAACTTCAACAGTATACGATCAAATGTTAGGATCAAACATCAGACGTCCTTTCTTACACGTAAGATATAGAGCTTCTGAAACAGACGATAGAAGAATGAAATCATGGATCACTGGTTCAGTGGGTGGAGCTTATACTTCATCTCTTGATGCTATGGAGGTTCATTATCTTTCTGAAAGATGTCTATGTGTACAAGCTGCTAATAACTTTGTATTATTCGTAGCGTAATTTATTAACCTTTTAAAACATAAATTATGTC